ATCTGATGCAGGACGCCGGGCAAGTGCTGCCCGACTACGACACGGATTACGAGGTGGACTGATGGTTCACGAGATCAGCGCCAGCGGCCGCGAAGAAAAAAACAAACCGGAAAACCAGCAGCCGTGGGTGCTGTTGTTTGACGTGCAGGTCGGGGACGCTGAGTGGGTGTTCCTGGTCAATAACGAGGAGGATGTGACCTTCAACGGCCGCACCTACAAACGATTCCCGATCAGCATCAGCGAGCTGGAGGAGAACGCACGCGGCGATCTGCCCGTGCTGGACGTGTCGGTCAGCAATGCGACTCGCGAGGTGCAGAGCTTTCTGGAGCGGCGGAACGGGCTTCTGGACCGTTCTGTAAAGCTCTATATCGTGAGCACGGCACTGCTGTCAGACGCAAGCGCGGCAGTTTCACAGAAGTTCACGATTACGAGCTCATTCGCCGACGCCGAGCGCGTGACGTTTCGCCTGTCGCAGTTACCGCTCGTTGAGGTCAAGATGCCGCACCAGATCTACAGTCGATCGCGCTGCCGATGGGAGTTCAAGTCGCCCGAATGCGGGTGGAGCCTGCCATCGTTGCCTGCCGGCGTCGGCGACAGCGCGGCATGCACTAAACTGCGCACCGGAACCGGTGGCTGCGAATGGCACGGGCAGCAGTACACCGACGCAGGCCAGACCAGTCTGTGGCCGGCCCGATTTGGTGGCTTCCCCACAATTCCGCGCAAGAGGCAATGACGTGCAGCGTGACACAATGCTGGATTACAGCGACTTGATCGGCCTGCCATACGGCTGGCGAGAATCCGGGCACGCCTACGATTGCTTTACCCTCGTGGCCGAAGTCTTTGCCCGCCTGGGCTGGAAATACCAAATTCCGGTTCAGATCCGGGAGCAGTTTCCTGACCGGAATATCAAGACGGCACAACTAGATCACGATGTCTGGACTCCGGTACAGAGCTGCACACACATTGGTGATGTGGCGTTGGTTCGTGGCCCGATACTTAGTGACGAGCTCGAACATAACGAGGTCGCCAGGCACTGCGCGATCATGGTTTCCCCGACCTTGATGTTGCAATCGACACTGCGGCACGGAGTGCACGCAATACGCTGGTCAAGGCTGCGGCCTTTCACTGTGGCCTGCGTTCGCTACAGCGGGGTGTACGAATGATCCGCGTGCATCGCGTAACCGCGTGGCCGCACTGCCGCGTCACAGAGACCGAGCTGCGGCTGTACCGAGATGACGCTACTGTCGCTGATTACGCGCCGGCTGAGGCGCTGACAGATCCGCACTACGCCTGCGTAGCCAACGGTGAGCTGATCTACCACGGCGACTGGCAAGATCGTCAGGTCCAGTACAGCGACGATTTGGCTTTCGTGCATTTGCCCGGCGAGCCGATCACTGGCGCGATGATCGTCGAAGCGTTCATTACCGCCATCATAGCTTACGGCATCGGCTTAGGTGTCCAACGTATCTGGGGCGAGCCGGAAGTCGATACTTCCTTCGAGCAAACACAAAGCAAGACTTACAGCTTTGACGGCATTGAAAACACCGCTACATCAGGTGTGCCGATCCCCATCGTTTACGGGACACATGTCGTAGGCGGCAACATTGTCAGCGTCAACTTGGAGGGCAATAACCCGTACATCACGGGAGAAAACTTTGGCAACGCGCTGGACATAGTACTAGCTCTTTGTGAGGGCGAAATTGACGCCGTTTTAGAAACGCGCATCAACGGTAACCCGCTGACCGAGTACGGTGATCGTGTAACAGTTCAGCACAACTTAGGTGCAAATTACCAAACGCCGCTCGGCGGCGGAGGTCAATACCAGCTGTACACTGTCGGCCTTGAAATTGTGAACAATCCCAACGGTGATTTGTATGATAGCACGACGTGGCAAGGCGGCCCGGTCATTGAGTACCGGACTAATTCAGCAGTCGACCGGGTGCGTTTCAACGTTACTCATCCTCGCGGTCTGATCTATCTAGACCCCAGCAACGGCAGCAGCGGTGTGCAATCGACTGTGTTCCGTGTGCGGTACCGACTGGCCAGCGCTCCGCTTGGCAACTGGTCACCTTGGCAAGTCCGCTATGTCACGGGTAATCAGCTCGCAGCTTTCACGACTGTCGAGGAGCTGCAATTGCCGTTTCGAGACGTCTACGACGTGCAGATTCAAAACTACGCGCCAACACCAGATGACGAAGCCTGGCATCACGACTTGTATCTCGACTCGATCACCGAAGTGATTGACTCTGATGCGCAATACCCAAACGTTGCGCACACGCGGCTAAGAATTGAAGCGGACAGAAGCGCCAGCGGATCACTGCCAACAATCACGCAGACGATTCGAGGTCGTAAGATTCAAAAATGGGACGGTCTCGACGCCGACAATCCAACGTTCGTCGACGCCAGCCCCTATAACAACCCGGCGTGGTGTGCGCTCGATCTGCTGCTCAATACGCGGTACGGCATGGGCCGTTGGTTCAACTACACGAACGTGGACCTGCAATCGTTCAAGGATTGGGCCGATTACTGCGACGAGCAAGTCGACGACGGCACCGGCAACCTTGAAGCGCGTTGCACGTTTAACGCAGTGATCGACGGCGACGGCAACGCTTGGAACACGCTGCTGCAAATCGCGGCGACGAGCCGAGCCATGTTCGTGATCGTGGGCGATACGATCCGCGTCAAAGTCGAGAAGGCGCGACAGCCTGTGCAGCTCTTCACCATGGCAAACATCAAGCGCGACTCGTGGCGTCAGACGTGGGTGTCAAATAAGCTGCGCACCACACGAGTCGAGGTTAGATACCTCAACTCAGACATGGATTACCTCGTTGATGTTGAAGGAATTGACGATCAGGACGCGATCCAGCTAGGGCTGCCGCAGCGCACCACGACGATCGACCGATTCGGGATCACGCGCCGCAGCCAGGCGGTGCGCGAGGCACGGTTCGCCATGAACCTTCAAAAGCTGACGCAGACCGTCGAGTTTGAGGCCGACCTCGACGCTGTGCTGTGCGAGGCCGGCGACCTCATCCGCGTTGCGCACGATCTGCCGCAGTGGGGCTACAGCGGCAAGATTCCGACCGGGGCGAAGTTCAACGTGCTCGTCGTTTTCGACCGCGACGTCGTGCTCGAGGAAGGCGAAACGTACGAGGTCTGCGTGCGGCATCCCGACGATACGATCGACATCCGCACGATTACCGACCCCGCAGGCACCTACACCGCCGGCACGTTTCTTACCGTCAGCTCGGCATTCACCTACGCGGTAACGGCGGGATGTGTCTACAGCATGGGCAAACAGCTCACATCGACGCGCCTGATCAAAGTTACAGATTTGAGAACCTCGCCAAATTTGACTCGATACGTTGCCGGGGTCGTCTACGACGAACGGATACACGAGGACAACGTTGGACTTCTCGATACGATTACCTACACCGACTTGCCCAGCCCTTACGTCATTCCTGGCTGCGTGTCGCAGCTCGTGGCGATTGAACGGCCCATTGTGGCCAGCGGTGGCCTGACTTACGGCGTCGAGGTGTCGTGGAGCTATCCGACAAACGCGGATATCGGCGGGGCAACGATTCATCTGCGCGATATCACTGCTGATCCAGTCAACAAGACGCCAATCATCGGCAACTACCAACTGATTGACGAGGTAGCCTTCCCGCAGCAGACGATTCTGCTGTCGGGCATGTTCGAGATCGGTCACACCTACGAGATCGCGGTGATGGCGGAATCTACGATGGGCGCGTCCCGTACCCCGGGGACTTGCAGCATTGCCGAGATCACGATCACGGGCGCTGGGCAAATCGTCCCGGAGGCGCCGCCCAATTTTGCCTACGCCTACAACGGCGGCGATTACCTCAACCTGACGTGGGACGCGGTAAACAACATACCCGTCAGTCACTACGAGGTGCGCAGAGGCGCAGAGTGGGTCGGCAGCCTGATCGTAGGGGTGACCTCGACGACGGTGCTAGAGACGCGGCAGTGGGCGCCGACGCACGGCTCCACGATCGCAGAGCGCTTCTTCGTTAGAGCAATCAGCTCGGCTGGCGTATACGGGAACACCTCGGTCATCACCACCACCGCAGGCATCCTGATCGACTGGGGCAGCACGACGGCCCAGCACAGCAACCAACGATCGCTGTCGTGGCCGGGCACGCTGACGAACCTAACCAATACGTCAGGCATTCTTTTCTTTACCGACAACACGCTGCCGTGCGTGTACGAAACTCCTTCGATCGACACGGGCGCCGGCGGCACCTACAAGATCGGCGCGGTCTGGCACACGCGCAACCCGGCCGGGCTTGGGTGGACGAGCTCGCTGACGTTCAACACGCAGCCAGCTCGAGATAACAACTGGCACGATTACGTGGTGCCTGGCGACTGGCGCAACGCATACGCGCTCGAGTTTCGTGCCAGCGCCGACAACAGCAACTGGTCGGACTACACCTATCTACACGTGCCGACCGTCAGCAGCGCCGTGATCGGTGGCACCCCGACCACGGGATTGCGCTACTTTCAGTTCAGATTCAGCATCACACCGAGCGAGGCGGCCTGGGCACCCCAGATCGAGCAGCTCTACCTCACGCTGGAGAGCAGGTAAGCGATGGCCTACAACCCGGTCAATCCCGCCGACGCGCTCGATCAGGGCGTAAACCAGATCAACGACGCATTCGATCAAGTCGCGAAGTGGTTTCGCGGCACTACTGCGCCGAGCAGCCCCGAAGCCGGGATGAAGTGGTACAACACCACCGACTCGACGCTGTACGTGCGAAACGACAGCAACACGACGTGGCTGCCGTGCCTGCTGCTCGATTCTGAGACCGGCCTTATCGTGACGGATGGCACCGACACGATCACGATCTGCGCTCCTGCTACCCTGGCTGGCGATTACGTGTTGAAGCTGCCGGCTACGCAGGGAGGATCGAACCAGTTCCTGCAAAACGACGGCAGCGGCAACCTAACGTGGGTGAGCGGCGGTGCCACAGGCGCTACCCAGCTCAACGATCTGTCGGACGTCACGATCACGGGCACGCCGGCTGCCGGTGCCTATATCCGGCATGACGGCTTGACTTTCGTAAACAGCACGCAGCTCGACATCGACAAGCTGAACATCACCGCCCAGACCCGGGGCGATCTGATCTACTACGACGGCACTAACTGGAATCGCTTGGCGGTGTCGTCCAACAACGGCGACGTTCTGACGTCCAGCGGCACCGCGCCGCAGTGGACGACTCCGGTGACGGGAAAGAACACGCTGGATGCCCTCAACGACGTCACCCTGACGTCCGAGGCTGCTGGTGATTACTTGCGGTACAGCGGGTCCGCGTGGGTCAACAACACGGGGGTCACGGCGGGCGATATCATCGCCGGTAGTGACGCGCAGGGTGATATTCTCGTGCGCGGTGCGTCTGCGTATCAGCGATTGGCTGCCGGCACGGCCACCTACGTCCTGACGAGCAACGGCGCGGGGACTACGCCGTCGTGGCAAGCGGCGGCT